CAATCAATTTCAGTGGCAGGAAATAGAGCAGGAATCACAGAAGAATCCAGATCAGGTATCTTTTACGAACTCATGCGAGTCATACGCATGGTTCGACCAAGATTCGTTGTCTTGGAAAACGTGGCAGCGATCCTTAATAATGGATTGGACATCGTTCTCGGAGAGCTTTCCCAAGCAGGGTACGATGCAGAATGGTCAGTTATATCTGCGAGTTCATTGGGAGCCTGCCACAGACGTAGCAGGTGGTGGTGTGTTGCCTACACCGACAACTATGGATCATCTACCTCCTCGATCAGTGGACTCGATGATCAAACAAACAACGATTCATCGGAAAGGACGAACCAAGTTAGCCAATCTTCGAGAAGCCTTGAATCCACAAACAGTAGAGTTGTTCAATCATTTACAAAGCCTCCCGACTCCAACAGCAAGGGATTACAAAGGGAGAACTTCAGCAAAATGGAACGAGAAATATGGTCCGAAGGTACTACCAGACGTCTTAACCCAGATTGGAGATCATATGCAAGTAAGCCCATACTTCGTAGAGGAGATGATGGGCTATCCAATCGGGTGGACCGCACTAGAGCATTAGGAAATAGTATTGTACCTGCGGTAGCTGCGATACCATTAAAAAGAGTACATGATCTTTATTACAATGGATAAATTAAAAATTTTAAAATTAAATAGAATATCTAACCTAGAAAAAAAACTTTTAGATCAAGATTTAAGAGGTTATGACCATTATGTTTTTATTGACGGCAATCGAAAAGCTCAACTTATAACTAATGGCAAGTGGGTTACAGAATTTATTAGAACTGCTGTTGTAAAACATAATGCTAAAGTTTGCGAAGTTCTTAGTATGCGTGTAGAAGATTTTTCAGAACAGGAACTTAAGGATTTTGAGGACGGCTTGCTTTCATAATTTTCTCTACTTGTTTCATAATCATAAATTGATGAAAAAGAAATAATAATTTATTTATACCTTTTGCTTTAACTATCTTTTCTTCAACCATTTTTCTTGATTCTTGTTCAGCTAAACGTGCCAATGAAGAAGCAAGTACAGTATCCATTTTTGCTTGGTTTCTTATAAGATCACAACAAAATGCTTTTATTTTATCTGTATCATTAGATTTCATTACCTCTCTACATTTTAATTCTGTAGAAAGTTCTACTTCAGCAGGTGGTGTTTCAAAAATTATTTGAAAAAAAGCATCTTTCATATCATTGGAGACTTGTTGTAGAACCTGGGAACATTCTGGATTCAATGAAAGCAACTGCTTGATCGTCTATGGTGTTATCTGTTTGTTTTGCTATAGCCTTTAACAGATCCACTATTAATCTCTTCATTGCTTTTGATTTAATAAAGACTAGAAGAATAGGTTTTAGAATTTTTACCATTGTTTTTATGTGTTACTTCCCAAACATAGCTCCTTTGCTAGTATTAGACAAGAAACCTTAATGTCATGGAAGAAGAAAAAGACAGTAAAGTTGAGACTATTGTTAAAGTTTCTATTTTAATTTGGTCTGCTGCACTACTCACGCTATCTTATTGGGAACCACCTAGTGGTAAAAAAATTGTAGACTTTGATCCAACTTTTATCGCCAGTATTTTCAGTGCCTCAACTGCAAGTTTAGGACTAAGTATTGGTAAGAAAGGTAACAATAAAAAAGACGTTATAGTAGATAATAAGAACAGTAAATCTGGTATTAAATGAAAAAACTTTTACTTTTAAGTCTGTTTATTACAGCACCTTGTTTTGCTAATCCTTTACCCACTTGGACTACTGGTTCTAGCAACCGTACTGAAAATACTACTCAGACAATAACCCGCAGCATAGTTACTGAAAAATATGGATCTGCTCTAAATTCTTGGGAAGCATCTAACATTTCTGTAGCTGCATCTGCTGGTATTGCTGGTGGTGATGCTGTATTTACTGTTGCTGATACTTCAGCAGATTGGTCGCTTCAGGTCACTACAAGGGCTGCAGGAGCATTAACAGAACAGATTACACAGAATGATACGATTACAACCACAAGCGTTATTACTAGCTTGTCTGTGTTTAGTCAGTAACTCAGTAAAAGCAGAAGGCGATACAAACGTGCAAGCCCAGCCTAATGCTGTAGGTAATTCATCAATAATTAATCAAAATATGAATATTAATAATGGAATGACAGGTAAGCAGCAGTTTGGTTCTTTAGTTTGCAGCCAACCTACTATGGCTATAACTCCTTTTTATACAGGTAATGATGCACAGGGTGAAGAAACATATAGTATCAATGAAGGTTGGGGAATACAGATGAGTTTTATGATACCTTTAGGAGATAATGAAACTTGTAACGAACTATCAAAAGTAAAGCTAAAGTTAGCCAAAGAAGAATTAAACAAACAAGAGCATGATAAACAGCTAGTTCGTGTTTTGAAATGTAGTCAGCTTCACGCATCAGGCTACATGATAAATCCTAAATCTAAGTTCGCATATATCTGCAATGATGTAATTAATATACGAAGTTATGTTAAAGCCAACTCTGAAAAATTCAAATAAGCATCGGTCCTGGGCTCACGTTTAAACTACCCTTTCGAGTAGGGGCTGGCAGGTTTGCGATGCTTATATATCATATTAGCATAAAAAATTTAAGTAGCTAGTTTAGACGCCACATTACGGGTGTATGTGTACTCTAGCTACCTTTTTTATTATCCATTTTTTCTCTCACATTTGCGACTTCTTTTTTAAGAATTTTAGTAAATATCTTTTTAAATATTTTTTTTATTTGATTTAAAACAGCTTGTCCTGCAATCCCGCCCGCTACAGATACAACCGAAGCCGTACCAGCTGCAATAACGCTAGAAGCAATTACCTCTGGTGCGGGGATAGGCATTTCACCAAAAAATGGTAAATTAAAAGTAGCTACTGTTTCGACATTTGAAGTATCTTTTAGGTTTTGTGGCAGGTTTGTCGGTATCTGTTCTCGCTGCATTTCTTGTAATTCCTCATTTTGAGAAGATTCTTCTGAAGAGGTATTTGCCTGATCTTCCCCAAGTCCCGACTGAACTTGCTCCAAACTTGGAAGGAGTAGAGGATCTAAATATGGAATCTCTGCCACAGGTGGATAAAATATTGTTTTAGGTGGTATTAATATATTATTGGTTTCTGGTAGATGTGGGAGAATAATCTCCACCTACTTAATCTATAACTTCTGTTGCAGGTTGCTCTACACCTTCTTCTTCTTTAACAAGTTCCATTAGCTCTGCATATTTAGCATTAGCTACTTTAAACTGCTCAAGAAGTTGTGCATTTGCATTGTTTAACTTTTGTGCCTCTTCAATACCTGCGTTGTACTTTTCAGCAAGAGCCTGGGCTTCTGCCTTACGTTGTTCGCATCTTTTAGATAAAGCTGACATAGATTTTTAAATAATTGTACTAATGATACCTAAGAATAGATTTTTTTACCATCAACAACAGCTTTGTCGATAGCAGTAAAATCCTCACTAGTCCAGATAGATGTAGTTTCATCTTCTTTTTTATATGCCTTGATAATTTCAAGATGCTCTACATTACGCTTAATCTTGTCTTTGTATTCAGCATCAGTTTCATCTGATGTCTTTGCAGTGTTAATAACAGTTACGCTATCTCCAGCAGCAGTAAAGATTGCAGCAACTTCGTCAGCAGTACGTTCAGCCATTTGATTTAAGTTTGTTTACTTCCATTGTAAGCTCTTGAATCGCTTTGACAAGGATTGGTACGAGTTTACCATAACTAGCTTCTAGTCTGTCAGGGTTTTCATCCATCACCATGTTTAGATAATCTGCATCATTTTCTTTCTGTGCTGCCTGTAAATCCTGTGCAATAAAACCATGTTCAAACGATCCATCTTTACCATTACCATCTCTAGTAGCCCATTCAAACTTAACAGGTCTTAGCTTGGTTACAAAGTCTAATCCTTCTGGTAGGTCAATTACATTTGTCTTATCTCTAGCATCTGATAAAGAAGATATTGTTTGTGTATTGCATCTAAGACTTGAATGGCTGCTATTACCAAGTGTAATTTCATTATCAACCGTTGCAGAAGAAGCAGTAGATTGTTGACCAAGAACCATGTTGTTAATGCCTGTTGTAATGTTATTACCAGCGTTAAATCCAACTCCTACATTTCCACCGCCAGTTGTATTATTGAGAAGAGCATCTCTACCGATTGCTGTATTTAGACTACCAGTAGTGTTGTAATACATAGCAAATATGCCACAAGCAACGTTGTTACTTCCAGTTGTATTAGTAAATAATGATGAATTTCCAAAACTACTATTATTACTTGCTGTTGTATTATTTTTAGAGGATTGCCTACCAACAGCCGTATTACCCGCACCAGAAGTGTTAGCCATTAAAGTAAAACTACCAATGGCTGTATTAGAACCTCCTGTGTTTACTGTTAAGGAGCTATCACCTACGGCTGTATTATGAGTTGCCGTTGTATTAGCACCTAAAGAATTTTTACCAATACCAATATTGTTACTTCCTGTGGTATTTGCATCTAAAGCACCAACACCAACAGCTACATTATCGTCTCCAGTTGTGTTTTCATGTAAAGAGTTTGTTCCTAAAGCTGTATTTGTTGCTCCAGTTTCATTTTTTGTTAAGGCGTTTTTTCCTACAGCAGTATTGTTAGATGCAGTTGTGTTGGCGTTTAAAGCACTTTTACCAACTGCTGTATTCGAACCTCCAGTAGTATTATTCTGCAAAGCAGATGTACCAAGAGCAGTGTTCTCAAATCCAGTTGTGTTTTGGAATAAAGATAGCGAACCAACGGCTGAGTTATTACCATTTTGATTATGATATAAAGCTGCTCTTCCTATGGCAACGTTATTAGCTCCAGTTTGGTTTTCGTGCATAGCACCACCACCAACAGCAGTGTTAAAGGAAGCAGTTGTATTTTTTGTTAAAGCTCTAAATCCAATACCAACATTGTCATCACCAGTAGTATTTGCATCTAATGATTCAGAACCTAAAGCCGTATTTTGAGTCCCAGTTGTGTTTGATACTAATGCGTTATAACCTACACCAGTGTTATTACTTGCTGTAGTGTTGTTAAATAAAGCTGCTCTACCTAAACCTGTATTATAACTTCCAGTTGTATTGTTTTCTAAAGTATGATAGCCAAAAGCTGCGTTCTGAAATCCAGTTGTATTTTCTCTAAGTGCTTCAAAACCTACGGCTGTATTTTGACTACCAGTAGTGTTAAGACTTGAAGCACCAGAACCTACAGCAACGTTTGCAGCTCCAGTTGTGTTTGAAACTAAAGCTTCTAGTCCAAAAGCTGCGTTGTTTATTCCTGTTGTATTATTTAATAAAGTAAAATGTCCAACAGCAGTATTGCCGTCAGCAGTTGTAGTAGTTCCTAAAGAACTCCTTCCAATAGCTACATTTTTATCTCCAGTTGTATTAGCATCTAATGCTTGAAAACCAATAGCAATATTTGCATCTCCTTCAGTATTAGCTGTTAAAGAAGCGGAACCAATAGCTATATTTTCAGTTCCAGTAGTATTTTGTTCTAAAGCACTTTTTCCAACTGCTGTATTATTACTTGCTGTAGTGTTAGAGCCTAATGCTCCATTACCTACGGCAACATTACTTTGACCTGTTGTATTAACATCTAATGTGTAAGCACCTATTGAAGTGTTATTAGCTCCAGTTGTGTTTGCTGCTAAAGCACTTCTACCCATTGCAACATTATTTGAAGCTGTAGTATTTGACCCTAAAGCATCTACTCCAACTGCTGTGTTTGCATCACCAGTTGTATTGGCATCTAAAGCACTACCACCTAATGCAGTGTTCTCGTTACCACTTGTATTTGCACCTAAAGCACCTCTGCCTATACCTGTATTTAACTGACCAGTGGTATTAGCATCCATTGTGAATGTACCGACAGCAGTGTTATTTTGTCCTGTAGTCTGATTTAAAGCTGCTGCTCCAACTGCTACATTACCTGTAGCATCAGTATTAACAGCTAAAGCATTAATACCAACAGCAGTGTTGTTACTGGCCGTAGTATTACCTTCCATAGCACCTCTACCTATAGCAGTATTACCACTTCCAGTTGTATTAGTATCTAAAGCAATTTGACCTACTGCAACGTTGTTATTTCCAGTTGTGTTTGCTTTTAAGGTATCATATCCAACTGATGTGTTGTTAGAAGCAGTACTGACCTTTTGTGAATCTATCCCAATAGCTATGTTTTCTCCACCAGTTTGATTTAAGCTAAGAGATCTATAACCAATCGCAATATTTTGGTTACCTGTTGTTATAGCATCACCAGTAAACGATCCAATTCCTATATTTAAAGTTCCAGTTGTGTTTACTCCTAAAGAGTTATATCCAATGGCTATATTATCACTAGCAGTAGTGTTTGCATCTAAAGCTTGAGAACCGACTGCTACGTTGTTAGTTCCAGTTGTGTTTGCGTTTAAAGAGCCATAACCAACAGCTACGTTGTTGCCACCTGTAGATTGACCACTAGCTCCAGAAAGGGCATTTACCCCTAAAGCTGTATTATATGAAGCGGTAGTGAAATGCCTTAGTGCATTAGCACCAATACCAGTGTTATTAGTTCCAGTTGTATTGCTTAACATACTACTAGCACCAAATGCTATATTTACTGATCCAGTAGTGTTGTTTATTAAAGATGCATAGCCAACAGCAGTATTAGAACCTCCAGTAGCATTTTGTAGAGCTTGCGTACCTACAGCAGTTTGCTGTTGTGCTGTTGTGTTTGTCATTAATGCTCGATAACCAACAGCTACATTGGAATTTTGTGTGTTTGATTTTGAAGCCTCAACACCTATAGCAACGTTAAAAGCATTAATAATATTATCTTCTAAAGCTTTATAACCAACCGCAACGTTATTTGATCCAGTTGTGTTGCTAAGTAAAGCATCTTTACCTACAGCTACGTTAACTCCAAATCCAGTGGTACAAGCTGCTAAAGCATTACTTCCAACAGCAGTATTCTCAGGTGAAGTAGTTTGACTACCTAAAGCATCATGACCAATAGCTACGTTATTAGATGAAGTTGTGTTTGCTGTAAGTGCGTTATAACCCACGGCTGTATTTCCGTCAGCAGTAGTATTCGCGTCTAAAGCATGATTTCCTAATGCGACATTTTCTGATCCTGTAGTATTTTCAAATAAAGCACCTTGTCCTATCGCAGCGTTATCATCTCCAGTTGTGTTATTAGTTAAGGTATTATGTAAAATTGCTAAATTACGAGTTCCACTAGTGTTTGAATATAAAGTTCTATATCCAAATGCTGCATTATTTACCCCAGTGGTATTAGCCTTCATAGATTCAAAACCAACTGCAGTGTTACTTGATCCAGTAATGTTTGATCCTAAAGCATTGACACCAATAGCAACATGACTATTACCAGTAGTGTTTACATCTAATGCAAAAGCACCGACAGCAGTATTGTTTGATGCTGTTGTGTTTGCATTTAAAGAGTTATAACCTACAGCAGTATTATTACCAGCATTTGAAGTTGCTAAACTACCACGACCAACTGCTACGTTCTGTGTGCCAGTAGTATTGTTTCCTAAAGCTCCATGGCCTAAACCAGTATTACTGCTACCAGTTGTATTATCGACTAAAGCAAAAGTACCTACAGCTACATTAGCTGAACCAGTGGTATTATCTTTTAATGCGTGAATACCTACAGCAGTGTTGTCTCCTGCCGTATTAGCTCCTAAAGCATTAAGTCCAATCGCAACATTATTATTACTTGTAGTATTAGCATCTAAAGCACTATGACCTATAGCGATATTATTTTGTCCAGTTGTATTTGCTCCTAAAGCACCATATCCTAAAGCACTATTTCCTCCTCCAGTGGTATTAGCGTCTAACGCATAATTACCCACAGCTACATTTTGAGTTCCAGTGGTGTTTGCTAGTAAACTTTGATGTCCAACAGCCGTATTATTACTTGCTGTAGTATTTGACCCTAAAGCACTTGTACCAATTCCAACATTATTAGCTCCAACTGTATTTGCATCTAAGGAATTTTTACCAACAGCAACAGTTGAATTTCCAGTTGTGTTTGCTGCTAAAGAATTTTGACCAACGGCTACATTAGATGCTCCAGTTGTGTTCTCTTTTAAAGCTTCAAAACCAACAGCAGTATTATTAGAAGCTGTTGTGTTTAAGCTTAAAGCGTCATAACCAACTGCAGTGTTATTACTTCCAGTGGTGTTAGCATCTAAAGCGTTTGAACCAATCGCTGTATTAAAAGCTCCAGTTGTGTTTAATACTAAAGATAAAAAACCAACTGCTGTGTTGTTAGATGCAGTTGTGTTTGCTTTTAATGCATCTGTACCTAAGGCAGTATTATTACCCCCAGTTGTGTTTACTAATAAAGCTGATTTACCAACAGCAGTATTATTAGAAGCAGTTGTGTTTGAATATAAAGCTCGCCTACCAATACCAATATTATGTATTCCACTTGTGTTTGAAGATAAAGCTTGTTGACCTACTGCTACGTTCTGAGTTCCAGTAGTATTTGCTTGCATTGCATGTGAGCCAACTGCTGTGTTCTGAGTTCCAGAAGTATTTTCTGTAAGAGTGTTTCTACCAATAGCAGTATTGTCTGCACCAGTAACAGCAGCATCTAAAGCATTTTCTCCAAAAGCAGTGTTACCAGCAACAGAGTTTGCACCTCTACCAAGATTAAGTCCATTTATGGTTGCGTCTGTCGTTCCAGTGATAGCTCCTGTTACGTCAATACCAGCACCAACATCTAAATTGCCAGAAAAAGCTGCTGTACCACTTGAATTAATTGTGAATCTATTTACACTTGCTTGTACATCATGAACATTAAAAGTACCATTACTATTTCTTATATAAAAATCATTATCTGAATCTGAATCATTTAAATATATAGTTGGAAATGTATTTTGTATGCGTAAATTAGAGTTGAATATAGAGTCGGTGCCACCAGCGGTACCAGCTTGTAATCTGCCAGTTGTTACTATGTTTTGACTACCAAAATCAGGAGATATTTTTGTTCCAGCGATAGCTGCACTTGCGTCAATTTGTGCGTTAACAAGTCCACTACTATTAAGTAAAGTTTTTATATCACTAGCTGTCTGGTCTGCTGTTGCGTTACTTTCTATTCCGTCTAACTTTGTACCATCAGTAGCTACATCTCTGCCATCTACTGTTCCTGTGACATTTATGTTTCCTGTTACAACAAATACACCATTATTAGCAAGTCTTATAGAACCCGAAGCAGACTCTGCTTCAAAAGTACTATATGCTCCACTACTACCACCGTTTGTAACTCTAAATGTTGCAGCTACACCAAGTGTGGTTGCAGAACCACCATTATTTAAAATTGTATTACCGTCTGAATCAATTTGTAAACGATCAGTACCATTAGTTGCATCTCTAATCGTAAAGACTCCGTTAGTATTCCTAATTGAAAAATCATCATTATTGTCTGTATCAGTTAAAAATAATGTTGGCTGTGTATTAGATATTGTTAAGTTTCCAGTTAACGTACCACCTGCAAGAGGAAGTTTGGTTGCTATTGAGTTGGTAACTGTTGTTGAGAAGTTAGCATCGTCACCTAAGGCTGCTGCCAGTTCATTCAGTGTATTTAACGTACCAGGAGCAGAATCAACTAGGTTTGCTATTGCTGTATCTGTATAGGCTGTTGTCGCAACTTTTGTAGAGTTATCACTTGCTGATTGGGTCGTTGCTGTTACTCCGTTGGTCAATACACCAGAGCTAGAAGTTAAGCCACCAAATAGCGTGTCTCTAGTTGCAATATCAACCCCATCAACTGTACCTGTAACTGTGATATTTCCCGTTACATCAAGACCATCACCAACGTCTAAGTTACCGGCTATATCAATATGACCATCTGAATTAATTTTAAATCTGTTAATATTACCAGCAGTTACATCTTGAAATGCTAATTGTCCAGAATTACATCTAATTCTATAGTCAGGATTTTGGTCGCCATCAGTAAACTTTATTGTAGGTGTTGATCCACTAATTGAAATTAGTCCATTATTAACACTTAAAGTACCGTTAGTAATAATATTCTGCGAACCAAAAGAAGGATTAATTTTTGTACCTGCGATAGCAGCACTAGCGTTTATATCAGCATTGACAATACTAAGATCAGATATATTTGCACTGGTAACAGTGATTGCTGTAGGCAATGCACCTGTAGCAAGTTTTGACAATGCAATAGCAGCACTCGCATTTATATCCGCATTTACTATCGCTCCATCAGCTATCTTGGCACTTGTTATCGCATTACTGTTTATACTGATCGCTGTTCCATTACTGGATACTGTTACATCACCCTTATCACCATCAGGCAAACTAGGACCCTGTGGACCCTGAGTTTTTACAGTGACAACACGGGTTTCTCCGTTTACTGTAACTGTATTTTTTGTAGTTGTAACATTAACTGAAGTCATG